TTTACTGGTGCTTTCATGATTAAAGATTAAATTGAGGTTAAAAGTGCTTGAGTTGATTGTTCGTGAAGGTATTCAGTGACGAATGCAAACTGATTATGGAATTCTTCCATAATGCAAGGGTCATAGATTCGCTTCTCAGGTGATACGCCGTGCTCCATCGAGCGGTGATACTGGCGTGCGAGATTTGCTGCTTGGCTGTCGCATCGAGTGTACAGGCCCTTGATGCAGCCGTCATTGACAACCATCACCATTGTGCCGGTGAGGTGGTTGTAGTGAAAGAATTCAGTGCCCTTCCAATTCTTGAAGGTTGTCGCTGGTGATAGTTCTGGTGTGTTCATGTTTTTTCGTTGTTTTGTTTGACAAATGTAAATCCTTATTTTGAATTCACAATACTTAAACAAAGAAAAAAGCAAACCACCAGCGCGAAAAATCGCAAGTGCTTAATAATCAACGCAATTATTTTGCGCGACCAATTGCGACACCAACAAGCCCACCAAGTGCGAAAGCGAATGCGCGTGTCTCATACCACTTCTTAGGCGGCTCGGCCACGATTATGTTATTCATGCCGGTAACGGTTACATAAGGGTTATCAATGCCAAGCCGAACCACCTTATCACGCTTACGCGATAGGAAGCCCTTACGCAGCGTATCTCCAATCGCAACGGTATAACTTACAGGAATAATAATTGAGTCCAATTGAAGCCTCCCTGCGCGGCTTATTTGCCCACCTATCTCGAGCCACTTACCCTGCCGATGGAAGGTGCGAGGCAGGCGAAGGTGCGGGAAGCTATCAATGTACACGGTCTCGCCGAGCTCAATCTCTGTCTTGACAACTGTTCGCGTTTGGTACCTTACCACCACCTCAGGCTCTCGCAATTCCAAGGCTCGCAGCTTGGTGCCTGCCGCTGCGAGCTGTACGCCTTGCGAGTACATTCGAGTACTATCTCTCGCAATGCGCACCGCGTACTCATTGTTGAGCGAATCGAGATACATGGCATTGCTTTCGGCCTCACCCAATGCCCCGCACGTGCGAAGCAAAAGCAGCAATAGAAATAGGCATATTGCCAACAGGCTTAACGTGCTGATGTTGCTTTGCTGCATAGGATTAGTTCGTTTAATCGTTTGAGGTACGTGCTTTTATCGCGCAGCTCATTGATCAATATATCGCCCGCCACCTTAATCGGCATTGACTTCTCGGCTATGTACACAGCCAGCACCTTAACCAAGCGCTCATCGCATTCGCAATCGGTGGCCGGTAGGTTGCTCATAATTGCCGGGTTGCTTTCTTAACCAATAGCCGAATCACATTGTCGAGCTTTTCAACGCTATCTTCGAGCATCTTCATAACGCCATCGCGCTCCTGATCGGTTGCCCACGTATGCTCATTTATCATTTTCACCAACCCTCCAATTGATGTCAATGGCTGACGAAGCTCATGCGATAGGGTGAATCTAAACTCTTCAAGCAGCATCTTTTGCCGTTCATATTCGTGGTTGCTTATGGAAGTAACATCAACAAGCTGAATGCCGATGAAGTGCAGCATATCGACAATGGCATAAACATTCCACATGTTGAACCGCTCCGAGCTTATCTTCTGCTTGGTCTTTGCATACACCCGAATCGGGTCGGGCGATTTGGTTTGCGCCTTGCGAATGGCTGCAAGCAGTTCATCGCGGTCGCTGTCTTGCGCTGCGATGTCAAGTATATTGCCGGGCTTTATGTGGCTGGAGTATTCGCGGAATAGGTCATTCGTGGTGACGATGTTGCCATCCCTGTCGGTGATCACATAGAAGAGGTCAATGCTTGACTCAAGGATGTGCAGCGATGCCATGCTGCAAAGATACGTTAAACCGAACGTAAATCCGCAATTAATGAACGCCATGCAGGCACGCATCCGAGCGCATACTTGATGGTAAGCAGCATCGTGAAGGTGAGCACAATTCCGTTGGCAAGTATATCGTAATTCATAGGCGTTGGCATTTCCGGCTCGTTTCTTACAGCGTGAGTTTTTGGGATGTAATACGTGGCGGCTGGATATAAAGATACATCACACGGCTGAATTGTGTCGAATGCTGTTAGCACTTTCGGCTTTGCCGGTTGCGCCATCACAGCGTGAAAGCTCTCACGATTCGACTGGGCGAATGAGGTGTCGGCTTCGGGCGCATGCCACTGCATCTCATCGATGTTCACCTTATTATGGCGAACCACCTTTATTGTATCTCTTCTAATCTGTTGCATCGCTTTTGGCTTTTGGTATGTACCCTGCGGCTAATAGTGCTGCAATTATGGCTGTTAATGTCTCGGCTGTTATCACTTTGAAGATAAGTAGGAAGATGGACACCAGAATCATAAGCGAACCGATTGTGCTTCGCCAGTGCTTCACAATCACATCTAGTATTCGCCTTGGTTTAGTAGCCCTTTTTCGCATACTCAATATACGCACACGCCAGCGCGGCGTTGGGGCAAGATGCCGCTAAATATTACAAAGTGAGAAATAGAGATTCGCCTCTTCGCGGCGGCGGTTTGTGAGCCCTGTGAGTACCTTCCCGCCCGCCTTGTTCCAACGAAGGAACTCATCGAGGATGCTCGGGTCGGCTGAGTTGGCTTTTGCTTTCTTTAGCAGCGTTGACTTAACCAACGCGCCAGTTCCTACGTTATATGCGAAGCACACAAGCGCATCGAACTGGCATTGGTTAAGGTTAGGTAGGTGCTTATTTACGGCTGCCTCGAATGGGTCAAGCGTGGATAGTAGCAATTGCGTTGCTTCCTTTTCGCTGTTGAGCTTTTCGCCGAGTAAAACCTTCTTTCCGTTCGCATGGCGCGTGCTGCCGTAGCCTATGGTCGGCACTCCGGCGGGGCATAGGTATGAACTAAGCCGCAAGCCCTCATACTTCTTAATCAGATTCAGACCGAGAAGCGAGGTGCTGCGCATTGTTAAAGGATTAAGTATTGCGCAACAATTGAAGCTGCCATTGTATCTGCGGCAGTGTCCGATTCAAAGCTGCATTGCATTAAATCGGTGTTTGTAATATCAGCCTGAACATTACTTTTACTAAATGATAACCCAGGTACTGATGGGAAAGCAACAAAAGTACCTATCAACTCCTCCCTATCAATAAACGCAGTTGATATTGGCAAACTTAAATTAAAGGTTGTTTCAGTTTCTCCTGTGTCTAACTGAATTATTAATTTAATTGAAACGGTAACAATATCCCCCACTCTTGAATACAACCCTCCTTCAATTGTTATTGTTGAATTATTTGTTTCATTGCTTACCACAGGCGTAAACGTACCACTCGCAAACTGCGGCATCCCTGAATAGATGTCTTGAACCTCAATCTGCTTGCTGGTATTGCTGCTTGTATCAACGATGTAGAAGATGTCATCGTTTGCTGCCGTTGCTAAGGGTGTTAGGTCGGTTACTTTTACGCCTGCCATAGTTTTGAGTTTTTACAAAGTTAGTGATTCTTTTGAAATATATTCAATCGCGGGCAATTGCTTAACCCAGTCGATGGTTGTGCTGATTACCTCTTCGCTGCTTATTATCCAAGTGCCATTCGCATCTTCTATCGGATTGAATGTAACATCTGAGACATATTCAACGCCGCGTAATTGCTCTGCTTGTTCCGGTGTGAGTTGGTAAACTATCATATTTGCCTGCCTAATGTGGTTTGAAATGTTTGTACGGCTGTGTGAAAGTTAGCGGCTTCGGTATCTGTTAAGCCTCTTCCAACAAATGATAACCTATGCTGAAATGGCGAAAAGAGAGAAGCAGTACCGCCAAAATTTTGCGCACCGAGATAAATGCTAAATGAATTCGGCGTATTACTATTCGCGCTTGCCGCAGTAATGGTTCCACGAATAGAGCCTTTTTTCTGATTTGATAAAAGCCTTGTACCAAAAAGGAACCCTCGAGCATCTGTATTGGTTAAAGCACCAACTGAAGGATCATTCATGTCGAAGAAAAATAAGTTGCCCGGATGCCTTGGGTAAATTCTCAAAAAATTCGTATTGTTAAAATTGCTACCCATTGCCACCGTTGCTGAGATTGTATCTGTTCCTGAATAAAGACCCATTGACACATCGTTTTGCAGCAATGTTGTTGATGGTACGATGAATGTATCAGCATAGGCATTTGTGCCGTTAGGCGTTGCGCCTGTTGATGAGAATGTCCATCCTCCGACAAAATTCAATCTGAATGCAGCATTTGTGTCGGCTGGATTAATCAAATTGAATTTACACGTTGTGCTTGTCCCTCCGACCATTGGATAAATAGCAACAAACTTGCTCCAAATTGAGTTATTCTTTAGGCTTACTACAAGTGAATTTATAGCCGATTGTTGTGTCGGGTCTGTTATGCCAGTTGCTACAAAGAAAGCCTGTGCATCTGAGTCAAATGCTGATGAGCCAAAAGTCCACTGCGTAAGTAGCCCAGTATCGCGCCTCGTTAAAATCCTCATACGATACGGTTTACATAGCCAGTTATGTTGATGACATTCGCAGCACTTGCAAAGGCTCGAATCGTTAACGCTGAGCCAGTGTCCACTAATATCAAGCCCGGAACTACCAAAAAGATACCCGATTGCGGAGCTATGCCTACAACGATGTTATCGTCCGGAGAGCTTGTTCCGCCCCATTGAATCGTCAATGTACGGGTAACGCTGTCAGTATTGTTGGCATAGAGATACACCTCATCAATCGATGCGCTGCCACTTGTTGCGTGAATGGTATCTCCGCTCGATGCAGTTTGAACAACCTTTATAGGTCTGCCGCTTGTGCTTGCGCTTAGTTTAACTTTCGAATACGTTGGCATTTTTAGGAGAATATTTGAGTGAGTAGAATTATTTGGTCTTCAGTTGGCGAGGTTGGCAATGTCGCAAGCGAGCCATCGCCGCGCACATACTGCGATGTTGTGCCTGTTGGGGTGTTGAACTTGCCGTTGAATGTAGTCCAATCGCCGCTGCTTAATGCGCCTCTGTTGCTTGCGCTGGCAGTTGGTAGATTGAATGTATGCGTGCTGCTTGCCGAGCTGATGCCGAAGTCGGTGCCACTCGTGCCCGTTGCGAAGTTCTGCACTTGCGCAGTCAAGCCATTCAATGCGTTAAGCCCTGTGGTGAATGTTGTGATTACTTGGCAGAGGTTATTATCCTCAGTGTGCAGCGTAATGTTACGCCCCGATGTAGTTACGAAAATGCGTACTGCAAGCCTATCAGTTGCAGTCAATACAGTCGAAGGTACTGCAAGCGCACTAATATACAAATCGACCACCGTGCCGCCTGTAATGGCTTCTGGGTTTGTAGACCCTGATGAGATTAACGTAAAGGTTGCGCCATCGTACTTGTACAGCTCAATGTAAAAGCTCGGATTCCCACCGCCACTTGATGCGTTAAAGTAGGTTTCAAAGGTCCAATTTCCTGAAGGGATTGCCAAGAGATTTGGGTCACCTGCATCGGTTATGAATTGCGCGATATAGCCATTGCCTTGCGCGTTTGTTCGTGTGAAGTTCGTGCCAGCTCCGAGAATCGGCACGCGGCTCATTTGAAAGTAAGCATCGCCTCCAATCGTTCCTTGACTTATCGACCCGTTTAGGTAATAGTTAACCGATGCGCCACCGCCACCGCCGAGAGGAAAGTTAGCGAGTGACCCATCGCCACGCACGTACTGGCTCACAAGTCCATTGGCTGTTATGTCAATGCTTGGCGTTGTGTTTGGGTTAGGTACGGCAACACTGAATGCTGGGTTTGTCGGGTTTGGTACTGTTGCCGCTACCGATGTGACCGTGCCATTTGTGAGTGTTGGGAATGGTGTAGGTGCGCCCGTTCCATCGAGATAGTCTGCGCTTGTTCCTGTTGGCACATCGAACTTTCCATCAAAGGTGCTCCAATCAGCCGAGCTGAGGTAGCCGTCTGTGGTCGAGTCAGCTTGCGTGATGCTGATGTCAGGCGTAGCACCACCGCTTGAGGCAATCGGGGCTGTGCCTGTTACCGAGGTTACGCCACCGCCACCGCCACCGCCCGGCACATTCACCTCAACCACTCCGGGCGAAGTAAGAGAAGCCGTCACGCCAGCGCCGGTGAAGTTCAGCGTGGTTGTGTTGGTGCTTACGTTGATGCCTTCATCCTGAGTGCGCAATGGTGTTCCACCACCTCCACCAATTGCCACAAGCGGGTCGGCTGGTGTGCCGTTGCCTGTGATGGTCACCCCATCCACAGCAACCGATGTCAGGCAAGGCTCACATGGCTCGAAATCGGGTAGAGGAATGTCACCGGTTGCGCAAGTGTCATAGCAGCCGTCCTCGCTTGATGTGCTGACATTGACATCCACATCAATTGCAACCGCTGCCCACTCATAGTTTACTGGCAAATATTTAATCTCATTCGCGTACCCGCTCGGCACAACCTCATAAGCGATTGCCCCGATGGCAGTTTTGAATTGCGGGTCTGTGCCGCTAATTAAACGAAGCACCCTCGATGCCACCCAGTCCTGTGCATCGGCTGAGTCGCAAGGTAGGTGGCTTTTGCGAACCATTGCGTATGCCGTCATCGAGAAGCGTGTCTCATAGATTGAGCGGCAGCCTGCCAGCTTGAGGCTCTCGTTTTTGGTCACGTTAATCTTGCCACGCTTCGCCCAAAAGAGAGTGCCCTGTTTAGCATCGTAATCGGTTACAGGAATCGCTTGGCCGTTGCCGATGTAGAACGCCCACGCCTTATCATTGCCCTCGCCTACAAGCTCGCTAAGGCCGTAAATCTTATCGAAGATATTGCCGACCTCAATGCGCTGGTTAAGCCTGTCGAGAATGGTGGATAGTATATTCATTTATTCATTGCGTTAATGATTTGTTGCACAAGCTCGGCTGCATGCTCCTCGAGCATCTCGGCTTGCTCTTCAGGTGTCGGCAAAAAGATAGTGCCGTATTTCGCCTCTAAGCCATCAATTTTGCCCTCCTCGGATGCGGGTACTGTTATCGCTGCTTCCAATCCTTCAGTCAATACCTCGGATGAAAGGAAGCCACCTTTCAATCTTCCGGTTAACTCCAAAGGTAACTTGCGCGAAGTGCCTTTCTTTAGCTCGGCATAACCGCCGGGAAAGTAAAGAGACTTAATTGGCTCGCCACGCTTACCAACCTTGTACTTACTTGGTGCCGATGCCAAAGCTCGCGGGCTGACATATATCGGCTTTGTGCTGTATGGTACAGTCGGCAATGTTTCGCCCGCCGTGTTGGTGCCTCCACTCGAGCCAGTGCCGAAAATGCGCTTAAACATGATGCGCTTCAATTCACGAACAGGCGCGTATAACGGAGTGAACTTGTTAGTCCACCCATCATAAAGCGCATCAAGATTCTTTTGAATTTCGGCGGGTGTCGGCATGTTATGGCAGGGCTGTAACGTACTTCATATTGCGCTTGCAATCCCAGCAATGCGTGTCATCAGGCAGGCGCATGTTCTGCAATGTTGCTGCAAGGTCTTCGCTGTATCTTGTTGCTGCGATGTCGCGAGCTGCCATGATTCCATCCATGAGCTCGGTCTTGTTCTGCCCACGATTCACAATAACCGTTGTATTCACTCGCTGATTCGGGCTAATCGTTAGCGCATAGTTGTAAATCTCAACGGCTGTGGCATAGGCTAACGCTAATGCCATCGTGCCACCTACCGAACACAGCCATCCTTGTCTGTCGCAGTTCACATTATACGTGAGGCTCATGCCTGTGGTGTACTTACTCGATTTACTTGTCAGCACATTCGTACCATCGGTTGTGAGCTCGATGCCTATCGCATCCACAAATGGGCAGATATGCGACTCCTTAATACCGCCTCCGCAGCTTGTGCAAGTGCCTCTCTTTGGCGTGAACTTAACCGTATTGATATCTGACTCATAGACGATGGCGATGTCCATCTTACGCTTTGCTGAGGTGAATGTCTTGCCGATGAACTGATCGAGCGCGCCCTCAGCATAGTTGATTGTTTCAATCAACTTGCCAGTTGTCATATCGAATATCAGCACCGGCACATTCACATTAGCCGAGTCAATTGCAAGGTTAATGTCGGCCAAGTAAAAGTTAAGATAGCTAACCGTATTCGGGTCAATCTTCAACCTGATGCCGCCATAGTTGCCAGCACCGAGCGCGGTCTGCACGTTGGCATAATTTGACAAAACTTGTCCAACGCGCTTGCTCTCAATTATCGTGTCGCTCTTCATCATTGGGCTGAGTTTAGTCAGCACATCCGATGAAAGTTTGCGCCATGCAAAGGCTCGTTTATCTTCGAACAGCTCAACGCCATTGCGATATTGGTCTGTGATAAGTTGCCCGAGAAAGGTTTGATTGATGCCGAGGTCATCGATGTAGAGCCCAGTCGATGGCTCTGGTGATTCGCAGCCTCTTAATCCGAGTAGTGATTCAATGCACATCTCTTTAGTTTTTACAAAGATAAATAAAAAAAGGAGGGCACGAAGCCCTCCCTTTATTGCGTGGTTAGATTATCCAATCCGCTTTGGGTTAACAAGTCCTCATCCGCTTGGGATAGCAGGCTCATTAACCCGATTACGGGTTTGCGATTTCAACGCAGTTAACGTAGTTAACGCCAGCATACTTGTCAGAAGACTCGTAGATGTCAGTCGGAAGCGTTACAATCTTTCCAGTTGTAGTTAATACGATTGACAAGTTACCGCAATCATCCTTCATGGTCAAATCTACTGGTACACCAGCTGGTGTGAACACCAAGGTCTTAGAGTAGTTTGAACCAGCCACAGGCGTAATGCCCTGATTCCAATCAGCAAGATTAAATGATAACCACTGGATTGCTCCGGCAGTTGTTACCAAGTTCTTAAGCTGCGAACCTTGAGCCGCTGCAACGCGAGAATCGTAAGCGAAGCCGAATCCGTTCTGCTGGCTAATCGCCAACAAGTCGATGCCGAACTGAGTACAGCAACCAGCCTGCACCGCGTTAGCATAACGCTGCATCTCAGCACCGCCAAATACCACAGGCGCACCCGGATAGTTAGCCATGCGAGTTGCTTGAAGGATGTCAGCAAGTGCGAACTCGTTCAATGCTTGCCCACCAGTTTGGCGAGTAGCAATGCGTAAGCAGTCACCGCTTACAGTGTAGTACCCTGACACCTCAGTGCCCCACGTTCCGATGTCAGCAACAGCCTGAACAGCGGCAGCAGAAGCCACCTTGCGGTCAAGTACATCCATCAAACGCATTACTGACTCAAGCACATAGCGTGAGTTTTCTTGGCAATGGCGAGCGATGTCAGCAGCATTGATCAGCTGAGATGCTTGGTACGTATCAGTCACATCCAACGTATACGTGGTTGTGCTGTCTCCGTAAGTGTTCGTTGAGGTACAAGCTAAGATGTCACCATCTGTCTCAACTTCGGTCTCAGGTAAACGCTGAATCCAACGAGCTTGTACTGTTTTTAATTTACCGCCACCGGGTGCAACCTCAGTGCGGATTAGTTTTGCGTTTT